GGTGTTAAGCAAAGCAAATCTGAAGCTAACTTAAAATTGAGGAGAGATAAGTTTAGTCGTCTAAAAAAATCTGGCAGTATGAAAGCTGCTCAAGATGTCTTTTTAGATATGATAACTAACAAATAACCTCAACAATAAGGATATAACTATGGCAATAGTAAGTAATACGTTTCAAACGTATCAAGCTATTGGTGATAGAGAGGATCTAACAGATATTATTTACAATATCTCTCCAACAGATACTCCTTTCATGTCATCAATCGGAAAAGAAAAAGCAACTGGTGTTTTACATGAGTGGCAAACTGATGCTCTAGCAGCAGCAGCAAGTAACAATCACCACATAGAGGGTGATGAAATTAGCTTTGGAGCTGTTTCACCAACTGCAAGAATCAATAATCACACACAGATTTCAAGAAAAGCTGTTGTGGTTTCTGGTACTCAAGATGCAGTAAATAAAGCTGGTAGAAACAATGAATTAGCTTACCAAATTTCTAAAAGTTCAAAAGAACTTAAAAGAGATATGGAAACTACTCTATGTTTAAACCAAACAGGAACTGCTGGTGCAACAGGAACAGCTAGAAAATTATCTGGTCTTGCTTCTTGGATTCAAGCATCTACAAGTGTTGGTACTTCTGGTGCTAATGGACAAGTATCAAGTGTTGATACTCCAGGTACAGCAAGAACTGATGGAACGCAGAGAGCCTTTACTGAAGCTCAACTAAAAAATGTTGTAAAACAATGTTGGGATGAGGGTGGAGATCCATCAATGATTATGCTTGGTTCTTTCAACAAACAAAAACTATCAGGATTTACTGGTGGCTCAACTAAAATGACTTCAGCAGAAGACAAAAGACTTGTTAATGCTGTGGACATTTACGAAAGTGATTTCGGAGCTATGACAGTTGTACCTAACAGATTCTCAAGATCAAGAGATTGTTTTGTACTACAACCTGATATGTGGGCAGTAGCCTTTTTAAGAGATTTCCAACTTATGGATCTTGCAAAAACTGGTGATGCTGAGAAAAAAGCTATGTTAGCTGAATACACACTTGTTTCTAAAAACGAAAAAGCAAGTGGTGCAGTATTCGATCTAACTACATCATAATAATTAATTTGGTGGGGGAGCAATCCCCCATCAATACTAAATCAACAATTTGTTTGGTCTTTGAAGTCAATGACAGAACGAAGCAATCAAAAAGGAAAATAACATGAGAACACTTAACGATTATTTTATTACATCTGCAATTCCAGATGTATCAACAGCATCATCTACATTTGTATGTGTACCAGATGGTGGAAGAATAATTAAAATTATTACACACAACAAAGCAACTACTACAGGAACAGCAGCTATCTCTTTTGAAATAGGTGGTGTTGCAGTAACTGGTGGTGGAATTAGCCATACAGCTTCAGGCTCTGCTAGTAGAGTAGCAACTGCTGAACCTACTGCTCTTAATAGAGTAGAGGAAGATGGAACAATTGAATGTATCACTAATGGTGGTTCATCAAATGCTTCTAAAATGGAAATAACTTTTGTTATCAGAAGATAATTACAAAATTTGTGGGGATCTTGTCTAGCGATACTTCCCCACAAATACCAACTTTAAGGAAATAAATTATGCCAATGGTAGGAAAAAAAAAGTTTTCATACACAAAAAGTGGAATGAAAAAAGCTAAAGCCTTTGCAAAGAAAAAAGGCAAAAAAGTAAAAAGTAAAAAAGGAAAATATTAATGTCATACAATTATGCTTTAAGACCAGGAACTTCACAAAAAGTTTCATTCACAGCTTCATCTGTGGCTTGTTCAACAGCTTTTGGAACGCAAACAAGATTTGTAAGAATAGCAACTACTCATAGTTGTCATTATGTACTTGGTGCTTCTCCAACTGCTACAACAAGTGATGCTTATTTACATGCTGGAGATTATGAAGTTATAAAAGTTTCACCAGGTGAGAAAATAGCTGCAATCAGAAACACAAGTACAAGTGGAGATTTGTTTGTAACTGAAATGGGTGCTTAGTGGCTAAACAAAAGTTTGTCCATTTTATACCAAGAGATAAACCACCTAAAAGAAAAGGTGTTCATAAAAAATCTCAAAACAAATCAGAAACAAGACAAAGAAATCAAAACAGATATTTGGGTCAAGGTCGGTAATGAGAAAAATTAGTGAAGAAGTAAATAAAAATATTACAGAAACTTTTTTAGATAATGGTAATGAGGGTGTTGTTCAAAAAAGATCAATAGATGTAAAACCAATTTTAGAAAATAATAAAAGGTTATACAATCAAAATGATGGTTATAGTCCTGACAAAGGATTAAAAAGAATAGCAACTATCCCTACAATCATTCTTGAGATTTGGACAAAAGAATATCACAAAGATCAAAACAAAGGTAATTGGTTTGACTTACCTAAAGATATTCAACAAAAAATATTAAGAGAAAAATTAAACAGTTCTGATTATAGATATTTCAGAACATCATCAGGTAAATTTTAATGGCACTAACAACTTACACAACTTTAAAAGCATCAATAGCCAATTGGCTTAACAGATCAGATTTAACATCTGAGATAGCAGATGATTTTATTAAATTAACAGAAGCTGATTTTAATTCAAAGTTAAGAATTAGAAAAATGGTAGCTCAAACAAGTTTTACTATTGATAGTGAAACAGAAGCTCTGCCAACTGGTTTTTTACAAGTAAGAGATATTTATATTTTAAATGGTAATACAAAAGTCCCTTTGACTTACACAACACCATCACAAATGGATAGCACAGTTGGAACTTCTACAACTGGTTTGCCAAACTCATTTACAATTTTAGGAGATACTTTTAGATTTTCTCCAAAACCAGACGCATCTTACACAGCTTACATAAATTATTATAAATCATTTGATGCACTATCAGATACAACTACAACAAATTATATTTTAACAACACATCCAGCAATTTATTTGTATGGTGCTTTATTTCATGCTGCTAATTTTTTAGGTGGTATTAATCCTCAGCAAGTTCAAACTTGGCAACAAATGTTTGCAACTGCTATGGAACGATTAGAATTAAATGACAGAGAAGATCAAGTTAGTGGATCACCTTTACAAATTAGAGGTGAGAACACAGTCGCTTCTCCATTTATTTCAACTTTATAATAGGAAAAAAATATGCAATTACCTTTTGGTGAATGGTTGCCAGACCAACCAGATCATTTAAATCCTGGAGCAACTGTAGCAACAAATGTTTATCATGCACAGTCAAGTTACAAACCAGTTAAAGGTTTAGTTGCTTATAGTGGTGCATCTAATGTAACACAAAACGCAAAAGGTGCTGGTAGTTTTAGAGATAATACAAATACAGTATTTACTTTTGTTGGAACTAAAGACAATATTTACAAATTAACATCAGGTACTTTTGCTAGTGTAAAAGGCAGTTTAACAATATCAGGTGGTGATACAGATTATTTTACCTTTACTCAGTTTGGTCAATATGTAGTTGCAAGTAATGGTGTCAATCCTCCCATGTATTATTTAATGGGAACTTCATCTAACTTTGCAACATTACAATCATTAGTAACGTCTAGTGGATCAGGTACAGTACCAGCTAAGTTTAAAGTTTCAGGTGTCATAAGAGATTTTTTAGTAACTGGTAATATAGAAAATGCAAAGAATAGAGTTGCATGGTCAGGTATAAACGATATTTCAACTTGGGAAGCTGGTGTTAGTTCATCAGATACACAAGACTTACCAGGTTCTGGTGGTCAAGTTGTGGCCATAACTTCTGGTGAGGTTGGTTATGTCTTTAGAGAAGATCAAATCATACGTCTTGATTTTGTCGGTGGAAACGTAGTATTTCGTTTCTCAGTAATTTCACCAAACAGAGGAGCTGTTTATGGACAAACAGTTTGTCAAGACAATAGACAAGTTTTCTTTTACGCATCAGATGGATTTTTTCAAATCAATGGCGACCAAATTTTGCCGATAGGAGCTGAGAAAGTAAATAGATTTTTTGATGGTGATTTAAACAAAGCATATACAGATAGAATTACAGCAGCAGTTGATCCATTTAATACTTTAGCGATTTGGTTATATCCAAGTAAGGATAATCCAAATACTACTGGAGTTTGTGATAAACTACTGATATACAACTATGTAACTCAAAAGTGGTCAGTTGCTAAAGTTAAAGCATCACAAATCTTTAAACAATTCGTAGTAGCAAACACAGTTGAGTTAATGGATATTATTTCTGAGAACTTAGAAGATATTAATATTTCACTTGATACAGCATTTTGGACAACAGGACATTTGTATCTTGGTGCAATAGATGAAAATTTTAAAGCAGCAATTTTTTCTGGAAAAACTTTAGAAGCTGAACTTGAAACAAAAGAACAAGAGATATTTCCAGGTCTTAGAGCAAATGTAACTGGCATTAGACCAATTGTAGATGCAAGTGCAAATGTAACTATTAAGACTAGAGATAAATTAGCAGATACTGTTACTACCTCTGCATCAAGTTCAATGAACGACACAGGCATAAATCCTGTAAGACAAAGTGGTAGATACTTTAGAGCAAATGTAAAAATACCAGCAGAAAGTATTTGGACTAATGCACAAGGAATTGATTTAACTGCAAGTCAAGGTGGATCAAGATAATGAGTGATAAGATTGATATAGATAACATTAGATATTCAATTGAAACTCAAGAGTTTTTTCAAAGACAAGTGGAAGAAGCTGTAAATACATTAATTAATAAAAACAATACTGAAAGCGATAAGGCTTTTAGTTGGTTTATGAATTAGGAGCAACATGACAACAAACATTAAAGATTATTCAACAACACAGGCAAGTAACACATCACTTAATTCTATTGATGTAGATGAGGGTATGCTACCTAGTAATTTGAACAATGCTATTAGAGCATTGATGAAGAATACTAGAGATTGGTACAATGATGCACAATGGATTGAATATGGTGATGGTAGTGGTGCATTTACTGCTGCTTATGCGTCAAGCACATCTTTTACAATCAATGGTGCAGATGTAACTTCTGTTTATCATGCTGGAAGAAGAATTAAATTAACAGCATCAACACCTGGTACAATTTTTGGAACGATCTCAAGCTCATCATTTTCTACAAACACAACAGTCAATGTTACTTGGGATAGTGGAAATTTATCTAGTGAAGCTATTACAAATGTTTATGTGGGTGCTTTATCTAAAACGAATGACTCTATACCTACAGGAATTGCTGCAACTAAAATTGCAGATGGAACAATCTCAGACACAGAATTTCAATACTTAAATGGAGTATCAAGTGCTATCCAAACTCAATTAGATGCTAAACAAGCAACTATTACTGGATCAGCTACTACCATTGATACAGAAAGTTTAACTGCAAACAGAGCTGTAATATCTAATGGCTCTCAAAAAATTGCAGTATCAGATGTAACATCAACTGAGCTAGGTTATTTAGATGGAGTTACAAGTGCAGTACAAACACAAATAGATTCAAAACAAGCAACATTAACTGGTGGTGCATCAACTATAGCATCATCTAACCTTACAGCTTCAAGAGCATTACAATCAAATGGTTCAGGTAAAGTTGAAGTTAGTGATGTTACAACAACTGAACTTGGATATTTAGATGGAGTATCATCTGCAATTCAAACTCAGCTAGACGCAAAACAAACAAGTGATGCACAATTAACTGATATTGCTGGACTAACACCAACTGATAGTAATTTTATTGTTGGGGATGGATCAAACTTTGTAACGGAGAGTGGTGCTACTGCTAGAACATCTTTAGGACTAGGTTCAATTGCAACACAAGCTGCAAACAATGTTTCAATATCTGGTGGAGCTGTAACAGGACTTGGCTCTCCATCTTCAAGCTCAGATGCTGCTACTAAAAATTATGTAGATCAAGCTGTTGCTGGACTTAGAACTAGAACGATAGCTGAATGTGCAACCACAGCAAATGTAAATTTAACAAATGGCTTAGAAGCTGGTGATGCAATAGATGGTATAACTCTTGTTGCTGGTGATAGAGTTTTAGTTAAAGATCAAAGTACAGCTAGTGAAAATGGATTATACTTAGCAGTATCAAGTGGTGCTGCATCAAGAGATCCTGAACATGACAGTATTGCAGAACTATCTGGTGGAATGGTTGTAGTTAATCAAGGTTCTACAAACGATAATAAAATATTTTTATGTACTACTGATAACACAGGATCAGTTGGCTCAACTTCAATTACTTATACTGTAGTTACACCTAGTAACACAGGAACAGTAACCTCTGTTGGTGTAGCCGATAGTGGTGCTGGAGAATTTACAGTAGGCAGTACACCAGTTACATCTAGTGGAAATATTACTCTTGCAATCAATAGTGTTGCAGACTCAAAATTAGGTACGATCAGTACAGCTAATAAAGTTTCAGTATCAGCTTTAAATATTGATGGTGCTACAGATATTGGAGCAGATTTAACAACATCAGATTTAATTGTAGTAGATGATGGAGCTGGTGGTACAAACAGAAAAGCAGCATTATCAAGAGTAGTAACCCTAATGTCAGCACAAGGATTTTCAACAGACGATCCAACAGCTCTTGCAATAGCTTTAGGATAATATATAAAACGATAATTAAGGAGAAACAAAAAAAATGGCAAACACTTTTAAGGCAATAAATTTCGCAGCAGAACCAGCTAGTGCAGGTACACCTTATGTTATGTACACAGCAGCAGGAAGTACAACTACTGTTGTTCTTGGTCTTATACTTGCTAATATTCACACAACTGCGGTAACAACAGAAGTAGAATTAGTTTCTACAACATCAAATAGAGGTGGTGCAAATAATGTAGCTAACGGAACATCTATGTTAGTTAAAGATGTAAGCATTCCAAGTGGATCAAGTTTGGAAATATTATCTGGTTCTAAAGTTATTTTAGAAGCTGGAGATAAAATACAAATTGATTGTTCTGTAGCTGATAAACTTTCTGGTACACTATCAGTAATGGAAATAACATAGGAGTTTTAATTGTCTTATATAGGTAATACACCTGCAGAATCTTACGCAAGTTTTTTAACTGAAACTTTTACAGTTTCGGCTACAGCTAGT